GGCGACGAGCGTGAGTACGGGGGCGATCGTCGTCTCGGGGACCGACGGAGGTCTCGGCGTCGCGTCGAACATCCACGCGACCAACGTGTTCGCGGCGTCTCATCTCGGGATCGCCACGTCGGACACGGCGTATAATCTGGACGTCCGAGGGACGGCGAACGTCGGCGTTTTGAGTGCGACGCTACCTTTGGCGACGCTCGCCTCGAATCTCGTCACCTACGATACCGCCACCGGGCAGCTCTTGGATTCCAACGGCTTGGTTTCCAACAAGTTGGCGATTGTCTCGGAACAACCGCCGAGCGCCCTGACGGCGTCCGGTGTGAACAACATCGATAAGCACGGCAATTTCAAGGTATCGTCCTCAAGTGATGTCAACGCCACATACGCTAACTGGAAGGCGTTTAGTAAGACGACGGCCGCGGGTACGGACACGTGGGCGTCTGGCACAAGCGTCTACGGTGGGACCGACAACGCGCACAACGGCACTGCGTCGATCAATTCCATCTCCGGTGAATGGTTGCGTCTCGATCTGCCTTACGCGACGACGCTTCGCTATTTCACCATGACGCCGACGAACGATGTATCGAACACCCCTGACGCGGGCGTTGCCCAATTCCCTAAGGATTTTCAACTTCTGGGGAGCAGCGACGACGGTGCGAGTTGGACCTCGCTCAAGAGTGTCACCGGCCAAACCGCATCGAGTGTCACCGACACGAAAACGATTCACGTCAACGCGGCCGCGCGGTACAGGTCGTACGCGGTGGTGGTCACGAAAACAGCGAACAACTCGCTCACGTCCATCGGCGAACTCAAACTGTTCGCCGAATCGCTCAGCGTGAACGAGGGCGTCGTCGAACTTCGAGGCATGGAATCAGGGCCCATGGAGCTCCCGGCACAACCACTGACGGATTATTGTACCTACATCGAGGGGTACGGGAGTTTCAAAGTGAGCAATCCCACCACCGGGTTGTATAATGCCACCCACTCTGCGATTAACCTCTTCGACCACGACACGTCGACGAGCAGTCGATTCATCTCGTTGAACCATTATTCCAGCGGGACGTATAACACCGCTTTTAAGGAGCACACGACGACAGTCGGTGGTACGCGGTACGATGGGTTCTGGGCACAGATTGAGTTCCCACAAGCGTTCACCCTCTCCCACTCGAACATTTACCCAACGGATACGTTAGAAGGGCGGGCCCCACACGGAGGGGCGATTCTCGGTTCGAACGATGGCGAAAATTGGTACACGCTCACGGAATTCACGCTATCCTGGTCCAGCGCGGAATGGAAACGCATCGACGTCAACGCGGCGACCCCGTACTCGCACTACAGAATGGCCGTGACGGATATCGCGACGTCGGGGACTGACGGATTCATGGAATTCACGCAGTGGCGCCTCTTCGCCGAAAAGCCGGTGACCCGCATGGAAAACGTGCACATCTCCGGTGACCTCTCGAGTGAGACCCTCCAGACGGGGTACATCAAGTGGCCGCGGAAGCCACTCAAGGCGAACGAGTCCGAGGGGTACGTGGCGAGTGCGAGTAGTACAATTAACGTCACGTATCACGACGCATGGAGAGCTTTAAACGGTACAACGAAAGGTCCAAGTGGTGATGCATGGATTACACCGGATTATACATTTTTGAATGCGAGTGGCCTACCTGACACCGCAAACTGTGCCACATTTGATAATATTTCATGTGAATGGATTCAAATTACATCACCTAAAAAGTTTGCACTTTCACACACTAAATTTTTTACAAGAGAAGAGTCTACAAGTGGCTCATACTTTTTGCATGCACCACGAAAGGGTAGAATATATGGTAGTAATGATGGTATCACATATACAAAGTTACAAAGTTATGACAATTTAGCATACAGTGGCGGACGTTCGAGTTCGCGTGTTAATGTTTCTTCAAATGACGAGTATTCTACATATAAAATTACGGTAGACCAACTTTTGGGTAATGGAATCCGAGTTGATTTGGGTGAAATCGAACTCTTCGAAGCCGCCACGGGTGTGGGTGCCGCCCCCACGAGTGCGAAGTTGCAGGTCCACGGGAGTTTGGGATTGGCGAAAGGTTCGTCGCTCTTCGCGGGAGACAGCGTGGTCGCTGAATTTCCCAAGCACGACCGACCGCTCACGAGATATCCAGAGTTACCGTTGACGAGCGCGGCGTCCAATGCATACTACGAAGGGTATAAAGTGACCTATTCGATTCAATCTCAATATCAGGCGTACGCGGCCTTCGATCACCTTGGAGGTGATGCAGTGGGGTGGTATACTGGTAATGCGAGTGCGGGTGCGGGTGTTTATAACGGAACGGATGGTGTTTATAATGGAACTACGCGTTTAGCATCTGAAACCGAACTAGGTGAGTGGATCGGTTTAGAGGTCCCTTCGCCCATCAAACTGTACAATGTACGAATATATTCACAGAGTTTCAGTCAGAGTACACACACGGTCGACGAATTCTTCATATATGCAAAAAAAGAATCCGGAGACACGTGGACAAATCTAGGCGAATTCACCGGAATAGCCAAACGACAGGGATCTGCAGGTGTGACCGTTACTGTGAATTCAACGGGTCGTCGATATAAGTTTTTTGCGCTCGTCGCGACGAAGAGGGACCAAGCAGGCGGTACCGCCGGTGTATCCATCCGGGGTCTAGATTTCTTCGGTACCGAAGAAGGCGACACGTCCGTCGACGTGGTCCACCGGAGCATCCCGAACAAGCCAGGGCAACAGCACCTCGAGGTGTACTGGGACGCCAACGACAGTGACTCGTACAGTTTCGCGGACTCCACCAAGGTCTATGATTTGAGCGGGAACGGCGCGACGGGAACCATCACGGGGACGAACGGGTTCGACAGCGAATATAACGCGTGGGTGTTCGATGGGAGTGGGGATTACGTACAGGGTACTACGAGTATTGGAACGGGTGATGTCGCACACACGTGGTCATTGTGGGCAATCAATCTAACACCATCGTCAACTAATTACGGGTACTTGTGCGGCTTTGGAGCGTCAGGAACAGGGACGATGTCTGGATTCATGCTGCGAAATGGAGACCGATTGGAGTTCACGATGTACGGAACGTATCTCGTCGTCGATGAAAATTTCCCTAGTACGGACACGACGCAATGGAAGCACATCGTCGGTGTTTACAGGGGCGGTGGCTGGAACGCGACGAACAACGACGTGTACATTGATGGTGAAAGAGTATCCCTCAGTGGCAGTGGAACAACAGCTCTATCAATTACTGGCACGGACATAAACATTGGTTCGAGACCAGGAGGCGGGCAGCCTTTCGTGGGTTCCATCGCCAACGCCCGCCTCTACTCCAAGGCCCTCAACGCCGCCCAAGTGAAAGAGTTGTACGATTTCGAGGCCGCGCGGTTTGGGGTCCGCGAAGACTTGGTGGCTCTCCACAAAGGCAACTTTGGAATCGGTCTCCGAGACCCGGAACAGAGATTGGTGGTAAAGCCCCAAACCGATGTGGGGCATTTCCCACAAACGGAGATCACACACACGGGCGATTTCGCATACCTACACGATAACAATAGCAATGCTAGGACGTTCAACGTCTGGACCGAAAAGGACGGACTTTTGAGAGTCGGTTGTAGCACATTTTTTGCAGGGGGTAGCTCGAATCCTTTGTATCCGTTCCAGGTATTCAATACATCGGGCTACAGATGGCAAGACTCCGGCGGCAAGTATTCCACAAGTAATGGTAGTTACACGGGTTCATCCTCGACGACAGTCGACGGGACGTCCCGTTCAGGTGAATACATCGAAATCGTGTTCGGACAGCCCATCCAAGTCGAAAAGTTTATCATGAATGTCAATCTCGGTGGTAACTTTCAAAACAGAGGTGCGAGGACGGGTGTCATCGCGGCGAAAAATTACGAAGACGATTCTTTTACCGCCGTGTATGAGTTGAGTGGACACGCGTGGAACACGAACCAAGATTACGAATTCTTCCCGTCGTCATCTGCACCGTATAGACATTACCGATTCATTCTCGAGACGTTACAGGGAGGAACCACCAGTAGTACGGCAACTCTTACGAAATGGCAATTTTATGGCAAGTACGCGTCGACGTGTAACGGCGCCGTGCTCAAAACAGGAGGTGTCGTGACGGGTGGTGTCATCGCGGAGGCGGTGTCTTTGGGTGGTAAATCAAGCGAGGCACCGCTCACAGTCGGCAAGCCTGCAGGTGGGGGGGCTGCAATGACAAGCGCGGCATCGCATTGGATAACGAACACCGGCATCAACTCGACTACACAGAGAGTCGTCACAGAAGCACACAGCGGTATATCCATATACGCACTGGGCAACATTCTCACGAGGCAGTATTTGGTATCTTCGGTTGGCACTCTTCAATCTTCGGATCGCCGCATTAAAACACACATCGCGGACGTCAACGATTCGAGCGCGCTCGAGGCGTTCCGTTTGATTAAACCGAAATTGTACAATTACAAGGATGTCACCCGTGGATCTTTGCCGGTGTGGGGTTTCATCGCACAGGAAGTTGGGGAGGTGCTCAACCATTCGACACAAACGCGAACCGAATACATTCCTAACGTGTACGAGCTCGCGAACGTATTCGCCGAGGGTACGGTCTTGGAATTCGACACGACAAAATTGCAACCGGGCGCGTCTGAACTGCGTCTGTACGACGCCGGCGGGGCAGAACAGGACGTCTTGATTGATGAAATCGTCGACGATTTCACGGTGCGCGTGTCTAAACCAGTGGACAGTCGGGATCGGGTCTTCGTGTTTGGACAGAGAGTTAATGATTTTACGCTGTTGAAGAAGGACGCCATCTGGACCACCGCGGCTGCCGCGCTTCAACAGGTGGATCGCGAATTGCAGGCCGAGAAGGCCAAAACAAAAGCACTGGAATCCAAACTCGTGGGTGAGCGCGTCCCGCTCGAGAACGCCGAGGGGTTGGCGATCGACGCGAACTACGCGCCGTGCGTGAAACCGAACGATCCTTTGTTTTTGGGAATCGTGGACTCGGACGGGCGCGTCGCCGCCAAGGGTAAACGCGCGAAGGTGTGGGTGACCAACATCGGGGCACCGCTGAGCGCCGGCGACATCATCGCGACGACGTCGAACGTCACGGGGTACTGTACGAAACTCACGGATCTCACGGAGGTTCACCGCGCGGTCGGGAAAGTGCTCGTGGACGTCGCGCTTCCCCAGGTCACCGATCACAATTTCGTCGCGCCGGCGGTTCCGCGGCGTCGCAAGGTGACGGAGACGTCCGACGTGACGGTTTGGGTCCGAGAATTCAAATCGACGGCGGACCGGTACGCGACGTTACCGGAAGACGAGCGGCGCGTGCGCGACGAGGTGTTTTACGCGCGGGACGACGTCGCCGAGGTCGTTCGCAACGAGTATGTCGATAAAATGCCCGCGTACGATGTCGAGGCGTACCATCGCACGCAGATCGACACGTGCGACGCCGATATTTATGAGGCTCTGCCGGATTCAGAGAAGGTCAACTATGTCTTGGGCGAGGACGGTGTCTATACGTACACGCACGTCAATATGATCACAGTCGACGCGTGGAATGCGCTCGAGGACGACGACGAGCGCGAGTCCTTCGTCCACGGGTACTTTAAGAATACGACGACGGAGTTGACTGAGGACGAGTGGGAAGCTCTGGAGGATTCGGCGGTTCAGGCGAGGTACGAGCGTCGGACGCGCCCGGTGTATTTCAGGTTGATCGTCGCGCGGGAATCAAGGGTCGGGTACACCGAGGAGATTCGCGCGGAGACGGTCGATGTCCTCGATGCGTTCGGGCGGCCGACGTTCGAGAATGTCGATGGTGAGACGGATCCAGCGTTTGAGTTCCGGTACCTCAAGTCGGATGGATCGATCACGGACAGGCACAGCGGTGTACACATGGCGGCTTTGGTCGAATGTTTATTATTTTGAGCTATTTAAAGGGATGAAGCATTTCTCATCCATAGATGGACGAAAAGATCTTCATCTTCGATGAGTTTCATTGGTTAAAAGAAGATTTCGAGAGAAGTCGAGCGAGTGTTATGAAGAAGCGACCCATGGTGCGGTGTATGCACGGTAAGAGGGTATGGGAATGCACTCGAGGATGTCGCGGGACATTTACGGAAACGGTCGACGCTCACGCGACCGAACTCTGGCGCCGGGAAAAGGAAAAAATATTCATCGAGAAGGCGAAATCTGTGCATCCCAGTGGTACATATGGATACAGTAATGTACATTATGTATACGCCCTTGAAAATGTGAATATCATGTGTTTGACGTGTGAAAGGGACTTTCCACAGATTGCGTCCAATCATCTTAAAGGACGTGGGTGCCCCAAATGCGGGGATCGGGCAGGGTCCGATAAGCGGCGGAAGACTCTCGATACGTTTATTCGTGAGGCGAACGAAATACACGAACAAAAATACACCTACGGAAACTTCATTTATGTTGGCGATGACACAAATGGGCTAGTCACGTGCCCGAAACACGGCGATTTTCCACAGAGCCCATGTAACCATCTACGAGGACATGGTTGTCCAATGTGCAAAAACCAAACGGAAGGCCTTGTTTACGCCAAACTCAAAGAAAAACTCGAGATCCTCGGTTTTAAGGTCGAGCACATGGGAAATCGAGTCTCAGAGGGGGTTGGGAGAATGGACATTCGAATCACCAAGGGACTCACTATCTACGTCGAAATCGATGGACCGCACCATTTTCAGGACTTAACGTCATATCAGAAAAGCCGAGTGAAAGATGTTCAGGTAAAGGATCTTGAGAAACATCTTAAAGCGCGCGCGAAAGGTCATCGCGTGATTCGAATCGATCAAGATTGGATCTGGAGAGCATTTACGAAGAAATCGAAAGACTGCACATGGCTCGCTCGACTTCAGGGCGCGATCCAGAAAATCTCGAATGGGGATGACCCAGGAATCGATGAGATGTTTCTGAGCGACGACCACGAGAAGTATCTGGAACATCCATGTTACCAGAAGGAAGCAGTTAAAGAAATAATCTCCACTAGTGATATAACACAGTAAGATGACGACTGCTCTCCTCGCAATCGGCCAGCAAGATTTGCACCTCACGGGTACACCTGAAATCAGTTTCTGGAGATCGTCTTTTAAGCGACACACTAACTTTTCTCAATCGACTGAGCGCGCAGTCATTCAAGGGAAGGTGAATAACGGCGGGACCTCGTCCGTTCGCTTCGATCGCAAGGGCGATATGCTTTCGTACGTCTATCTCATGCCGCACACAGGTGCCCAAGCGACGAGCGTTTCTGATTGGACCACGGTTATCGACAAGGTGGAACTTCTCATCGGGGGCGCCGTCATCGATACGCAAGACTCCATCTTCACGCAACACGTCGCGGCGAAACTTCTCGCACAAAACTTATCCAAGTCCCGTCTCGGAGGCTACTATGGTGGTGCGTCGACGTTCTACCCGCTGCGCTTTTTCTTTTGTGAAAGCTGGGCGCAAGCGCTCCCGTTGACCGCTCTGTCTTACCACGACGTCGAAATTCGAATCACGTGGGGTGCGAGCGCAGCCAGTCACAATTGGGAGTGCTACGCGAATTACATCTTCCTCGACGAAGCCGAGCGCGCGCACTTCTCCGAGAAGCCGATCGACATGATCATCTCACAAACCCAGAAGAACATCGGTTCGGGTGCCACCATGCAGGAGTTAAGCTTCAACCATCCCGTCAAATTCTTGGCGTCCGCGAAGGCGAATGGGGCGGCTATGAGTCTCCTCGGCGCGACGAACAAGCTCAAGCTTCAGCTCAACGGTTCCGACCAAGGTGATTTCAAATACGCGACACCGTGTTTTACATCCGTTCCTTCGTTTTTCCACACGACCCACGGTGATAACGACGACGATGACTCGTTGATGATCGTGCCGTTCTGTCTCGACACCGCCAAGGCGCAAAGCACGGGGAGTCTTAACTTTTCCAGACTTGACTCAGCGCGTTTGATCTCTTCTTCCGTCGCGTTCACGGAGAACATCTACGCCGTCAACCTCAACGTCCTTTCCATCGAAAACGGGATGGGCGCCCTCAAGTTCGCCAACTAACTTAAAATATCCACATACTGTAATGATCAAGGAACTGTTCCTTTTGGCTGTCGTTTTCACGTTGACCTACGATCCGAAAACGGGTACACTCGAAAACATAGCCAAGCCGGTCTCGGGCACTGAGGGCTACCGGCAGCAGCAACAGCCACCACCGGTGCAACAGCATCACGCCGTGCCGGTGCACCCCGAAATTCGCCAGGCGCACCCCCGTCCCCCGACACAGATTCAACCGCCGAAGTCAGCACAATACAGTAGTTACGTCGATAAGCACGACCATCTCGCGCACATTCAGTTTGGGATGGCCGAGCCGATCAGTGGATTCCAGTCCAGGACGGGTCTGGGTGCCGCGCTCATTCTGTGAAGAAAAAAACAGCATAGAAACTAGAAAACCAAATGGTTCCGATTCAGCGCGAGACCCTCCAAAGTTTGGGAATACTCGTCTGCATCGTCGCAGTTATCTTTACGTTCAAAGAAATCAGTTCGATGAAGGACCAGCTCAATCACGTCACGATGATGAATCAGCGTCTCACGCATCACGCGAACCAAATCAACCAGGCGATGATGGCCGCTCAGGGAGAAGAATCCGAATCCGACGACGAGGACGAAGAAGAGGTGAAGATCATTCCAGTCACACCCACGCCGCCCGAGCCTTTGACCGAGGTAAATCCCTCGAAATAAAAGGTCTGAGAATCTTAGACTGCGTCTCCACGAAGATGCAACATGTCACAACCCAATGCGACCACGAAACATAAAGCCATCGCGATACCCGTCATTCGCACACAGGGGCAAGATTCACAGTTTCTCGTCGTTCGAGACAGGCGGTTCAAAGACTGGATTTTCGTCACCGGTGGGTGTCGGCGCCGAGAGATTCCAAATCCGCTCAGGACCGCACTCAGAGAACTCGAGGAGGAGACTCGCGGGGTCATCTCTCTCAAAAGGGGCGAGTACGCACACTACGATTTCACCGTACCGGAAGCGCCCGGGTCGGACGTAGAGTTGATATATAACGTTTACGTGTTCTTCGTCGACTGGGACATGAATGAGCGGGACGAAATGGTCCGTCGATTCTACGAAGAGAAGGCGAAGTGTCTCGCGGCCAAGTTACAGAAGAAGCCCATCAAGCGAACCTTTGACGAAAACGATCACATGGGATTCGAAACCATGGGTGTTTTCGCGGAGCGCAAACAGTGGGATTTGATTCTCGACAATGTCATTAAGAACCCAAAATTTTACGAGTGCCTCGAAACGAGCGATAGAAAAACATTCGCGTTTAAGTAGATATGGCGAAATCAAAAGCCTACGTTTTAATGCAAATCAAAGATCTCCAGATGCAAAAATTTGGCCACACAGAAGAAGATGCGAACGCGTATGCGCAAACAGTGCAGGGCCTGACCGTGTACGAACTCCTCGTATTAAAAAAGGAATTAGTCAATAGGGAATCGCCCGCACCACCTGAATTGCCCGACGTCAGCACGGCGCGATGGTTCAGGGGGCACATGCGATTCGAAGAGGACGAGTGAGCGCCACATCGCGGCGCGAGATGTTTCGCGCGTGGTGTCGCAGAGAAAAGTTTAACAACGGCAAGGCGCTCAGCCACGTGCTCATGGACGGTGGGTGCCTGAGCGTGCCGTACGATCGGCTCGAGGATTTCTACGAGAAGTACGTCGAGGCCGTTCGATCGGGAGATGAGAAAGTTTTCGTCGTCGAACAAAAGACGGAAAGATACAACTTCTTCGTGGACATCGACTACAAGGACGTGCGCGCGCTCACGATCGAGGAGATCGAAGACATCGCGCGGATCATATGCGATAAAGTGCGTTCGCTCGGGGGTAAAGACGCGCTCGTGAGCGTGGCGCCACCGAAAAGTTTGCCATCGGGAGACGTCAAGACGGGCATCCACATCAACTTTCCAGGTTTCGTCGTGAGTCAACCGTCCGCGTTGGCCGCGCGCGAGCACGTGATCGTGGCGCTGAGCACGGCGAAGGGGAGCGACGTGGATTGGGAGAAAGTCGTAGATCAGGCGGTGTACGGCGGGATCAATGGCCGCAAGCGATCGAACGGGTCCGGGTTCAGGATGCCCTGGTCGCACAAGATGGCGAAACACGACGCGTGCGAGGGGAAGGGGTGCGCCGATTGCGTGAAAGGCCGCGTGAGTCAGTTGGCGTACCTACCGCTTTTTAGATACAGGCACGGACCGGTTTTCACCTTGCTCGAGAAGATCAATCCGACGCCGACCGTCGAGATGTTGTGGATGGCGACGGTTCGGTCGGACGCGACCGAGCACGCCAGCGTGCAATCCCCGCATCGCGCGATCAAGGAGGCGAGTTTCGAGCACATGGACGGCCTCGACGGTGAGGAGATCGACGACCCCGATCTGCACGAGGCTATCGAAGAGGCGATACGGACCATGATAGAGGGACAGGCCACCATGAGCGTCAAGAAAATCATCAAGTTCGATGACACGTACGTCATCACGAGCGATTCGAAATACTGCGCAAACGTGGGGCGAGAACACGGATCGAATCACGTGTACTTTACGATAAGCAACGGCAGTCTTCGTCAGAAGTGTCACTCCGCGCACGAGACGTACGCCGGGCGCACCACTGAACTCTGTCAAAATTTCACCAGTGATGCCAATCCCATAGCGTACGGGACGGCGCTGTACGCGAAGTTATATCCGGACGGCATGACACCGACGGAGCGCACGGCGAAGAAACGGATCGAGGCGAAGGCGACGTCGGACGCGAAGAAGAGGTGTGAGCTTCTCGTGAGGCGGTTTCCGGGGCACGCGCGAACCATAGTCACCGCTCTCAAGCCCAAATCGAATCAAAAGACGTGGATCGCCTCGACGAATTCAAAGTATTGTCCGATGATAGGTAAAGATCACGCGACATACATGCAGTTCGCCATAGAGAAGGGTAAGAGTGGTCGAACATTCATTCACCAGGAGTGCGAGTGCACTCGGAGCAGGGCGGGAAAGATGAGATTGACGAAAGATCTCGTCAGCGACGAATCTCTAAAGAACGCACTGTTTAGATCCCAAAATAAATAGAGACATGTAACAACAGATGTCGCTCGTCTTCACGGGTCTCGCTCTGTACGTGATCTATCGCGTTTCGACGTTCAACGGTGACATCAAGCGCCCTCCGCCGAGGGTCGTGGATCTGGAGATGCTCGCGCTTCGCCGAGAGGCGCACAAGTACTCGGGCATCGACCCGACGGCGTACGAGCGGTTCACGCGAGAGTTGGATCGCGCGGCGAATTTGATTCGGGACCCCCACGAGTCGTCGCGGGCGCTCTACGCGGCGATCGACGCGCTCCAGGATCTCGGTCTCGACGACCGTTATGAGGTCCAGGGTGACGTCACAGCGCTCGCGCACAAAATAGGAGTCGCGTTCGAACAGCGAATCTTTGATCAGGCCCTTCTCGAGAAAAAGATGTTCGCACCGAGGTACTTAAATGGAAGAGTTACAGAATGAACAGGAAACCAGAAAAACAACATGGCCACCGTCGCTCAACAACCGCAACATGGAAACAAGAGATCGAGATCGGGAAGAATCATTCGACGCCCAGGTGAGATCTACACGCCCGAGTTGGAACGGTTCGAGGACGACTACGGTTCGGACGAGTACGACGACGATGACGACGGTTCGGACATCGACACGGACGACGAACTCAACTCAGACGACGAACTCCTTCTCGACGACGATACCGGGTCGCTCGACGATTTCATCGTTAACTCCGACGAGGAAGACTC